ATATGGTTTTAAGGATATAATAACTTTTCCGTATTTGGGTGGATTATTATCTTCTCCTCCCCAAACAGCAATAGATTCAACTAACGGATAACTTGCTTCAATTATTGATTTGTAATCATTGGCAGTAACTGCTCTATTAAACGACGATAAAAATCTTGGCGCTTTAAATTTGATTGCCGCTATCGTATCACCATTATCGCCGCCGGTAGAATTTGATGAAGCAAGTATACTGCTTGCTAATTGAACTCCTCCTACAGTAGAACCTAATGAGAAACTTTGTTCAATACTACCCGAAACATTACAAGCAGATCCATTACTTACTAAATATTCAATCTTAACTAAATTACCTGAAACTAATTTTTTACCCGTAGTATTATCTCCAAAAAAGATTTCATAATATCCTGTTGGATTTTGTTCTAAATAATATATTTGCGACTGTGGACTAACTGCTTCTAACCCACCCACCTGTACATATGTTGTTGTAGTTAAATCTGTATATGAATTTTGTACTGTTACTCTAAGTGTAGTTGTGTCTATATTTAAATTTGGTATTTTATATTTTTCTGTAGGACCAGAAATATCAACTCTATAAGTATAAGATAAAGGAACGCCCTCTGTAATTTCTACGTTTGTAAATGTATAAATTTCATTTGTGGGTTTAATTGTTACTGCATCTAGATTTGAAAATGTATATTCAATGTCGTTAATGTTTGTGGTAAAGGATGAAAATTTAGGTAACGTCAATGTCGAGGGGGTCCCAACAGGATCATTAATTGTAAATGAAACTTTTGCCTTTGCGCTTCTATAAGATAGCGGAGTATATCCTAGGTGTTTTGCTATTGATACTGCAGAAGATCGTTTAACCGCAGAATCTAAAAACATTTCATTAGCAACCATGTTAGCATAATATGCGTTGTAATGAGTATTATAGGATAAGATATCTAAAAGTATAGATAAACTAGATGCATCAAAATCATAATCTTTAAAGATTAGATTACCATCTGTGTCTCTATAGTTTGTTAAGAATTGTTTTAAGTTGACTTTAATATCATCAAAGTCTAATTCTGCTAATCTGTAATTTGCCATTTATCGTACTCTACTTAGTAAAGTTGTAAGTGTTATTGGTCTATCTGAATTCTTTAATGTAAATACAATAGTAACATCCAAATCATTTTCGTCGACCATTTCTGTTATAATTAAATCTACTAATCTTACTCTAGGTTCGTATGTATTAATAGCATCCTCAATAGTTCTTCTCATAGCAACTCTAACCGCCGGAGAAAAAGGTTCAAATAACAATGACTGAATTTGCGTTCCTATTTCGGGATGGAATGGGCGCTCAAAATTTCTAGTTTGTATTAGATTTCTTAATGCTGTTTTAACTGCATCTTCGTCTGTTTTTAGATAGATATCTTTAGTAAAGGGATTTACTTTAAAGGATAAATCTAAATCCGTATATTGTTTTACTGCTTTTAATAGGGCCATACTGATATTTATTATGCTAGATTTACCAATTTACTATAGACCGATTGGTGATTTACGAATGTTTGTACTGGAGGATAGGTTGATTCTAACAGATACCCATTTCGTGATAAGAATGCGACGTGTATCCAAGCTACTCTAATTTTATCTGTTCCTGAATAAGTTTCATATTCTAATAAGCACTGACGATGTGGGACATTTTGTACTATCCATGCGGCAATATCTTTGATTACAGATATGTTTCTATTTGGGAATATTATATCTACAGCACCCCCTATATTATGGTCACTTGCATTAGATCCCAATCTAAATCCGCTACTAATTTGCATGTCGGGATATTTTGCTCTTATAGGTTCCAAACAATTTTCTGCTAATTGAATTAAATTACAAACAATATCTTTTTCTTTCAATCCTCGTTGTGCCTGTAGAGCAACTCCATATTTTCCAACCAACACATTACCCAACGTAAAGTTTTTAGATATCTTAAATGATCTTGGGAAGCTATTATTAAACTTGTTACATATCTCACAATCTGCTTGAGTAACGCTTCGCGTTCCTATTGATTTACTCGTCAGCGAATTTAAATCATTTGCATTTGGTTGTAGGCTTATGCTATTAGAAATATCACCTGCCTTCGCCCTCTTATTTCTATAAGCAACTGCGCCCGATTCGCCACCATCGAATAAGAATGAATCGTCATTTACTGCTTTTCTTTGTAGTACGGGGATTGGTGTAGTATTAGGTGTCTTTTTATCTGGGGGTGTTAATATAGATAATAATAATGCTCTTATAGTATTTGCACCCATTTTAGTTTTAACAGACAATGCATCTATCAATATTGATATACCGCCTTTTAGGCTTAATGTATTTGAACTGCCTGTTTGCAAATTCATATCTTTATTCGATTTAATGTTTATATCGCCACCTGTTGCATGAACACTTATGCTCTTACCCTGAAGATTTAACGCACCTTCGGTAATAATATCTAAACTATTTTTTGCTGTTATTATTGCTGATTCTGCAACCACTGCCATTGAACCTGCAGATTGTACTAAAGTATCACCATGTCCTGTTACAGATAAATCTCCTTCAACTTCTATTTGAGCATTGTCTTTAACTAATATACTTGTTTTACCTTCAACTGTCAAACATTGTGCACCTTTGACATATACAAAATTATTACGATCCATTATTTCGTAGCTCTCACCCACTACTTTTCTAACCATGGAACCATTAACATCTATTTCAATATATGTACCTGCTTTATGAAATATTTGTAATCTTTCAGCATTGGGAGTACTATCTATTTCTATTACGTGCCCCGCTTCAGTTTCAATTACTTGATTATACGGATATGCTGCACCGTATGCCGGTTCAGGTTCATCCCAGGTTTGATCTGTTCTTGCTAAAGGTATTTTTTCAATTCTTTTATTTTCTTTTATTTGAAACGATAAATGCGTTCTATCACTTACAGCTAATTTGTTTATATCGGATAATCCTGTATATTCATACTTAGGATATTTTTTATTAGGATCGGTAAATCCACTTACCTTTGCTAAATCCTCATTGTTTAATGTAGATGTTTGAGGTAAATAATTTCCTGATTCTTGATACTGTCTTATAAATTCAGTAGCATCTCCACCTAGTGCAGAATTACCCAATGCGAAATATTTTTCCGCTCTTTGTCCTGCAATATCTTTTTTATCTAGTTTATCTGCATTTTTAGATCCCATTACATGAGCAGATGCCAATAAACCACCAACAACCTTATAGTCATCTGTTTCTTTTATTTTTCCAAGACGAACTAACGTATCATAGTTATATTGAGTGTAATTAAACATTGCAAGTTCTTGTTCTGCAGTGTTAGCTAAAAATTCAGCTTTAGATTTTATACCATCTAGATTATTCCAAAGAGTTGCATCATCTAATATTGTATTAGTTATGATTCCGCCGGCGGGTCGTTTGACATACCCAAGATCAATTAACATAGATGTAGTAAATTGATATTTTCCAATCTCACCAGTATCGCCTATTTTAGTATAATTGTTATTAGATAATTCAGATCCTAATGCCGCAAATATTGCTCTTAAATCTTGAGCTTTTAAAGGCTTTAAAGTATCCTGTTGCGATATTACATCAATATCGCTACTAATTGCATTTCCTAATTGATCATATATAGGCTTACCTGTTTGATCTTTTATATAGTTTTGAGATGTGCTATCTTGTTTTAGTTTTTCTAGTGCATCTATACTAGGAGAAGGTTTGCCCGCAATAGTACCCATTATGATTGGTTGCTGACCTTCATCTCCATCTAAGAAAAATCCAACTACCCAAGATCCTGTAACTATACCAATAGGAGTAGATCCTACTCCCGATGCCGCCGCAGATGTTACTGATTGCATAGGCAGTGCCCATGGCAATTCATTTGTTGGTAATAGTGTAGTATCATCAATATGATAGCCAAATATTCTTACCCGACATCTACCTAGTTTTTCCGGGTCGTCTCTATCTTCAACTACCCCTGTCCACCAATTCATGTTCATTGTTTTTCCTTTGCTGAAAAGGAATCTTTTACCAAACTCATAGCAGTATAGTGTGTCTTCAGATTAATTTTGTGTGTTAACGATGCGATTAAATAATTTCCAGAATATAAAGGATCGGGAGTAAATGTGTTTTTGTTTTCTGGATGCAGTGCACCCGGATCCTTTTTAGGAATAGTTATATAAATTAAATTACCACATTCTATATCTGTTCTTCCTGGAATAACAATTTCCATATTAAAGTTTTGTAGCTCAACCATATTTGATCGTCTGTTACCAAATATATCTTTAACTTTAGTATCAAAATTATTGTCTAAATCATCATATAGTTTAGGGTGGCTATAATTTACCTGCACATACGACAATGGATTTCTAACTATATCTTTACTAAATAATGGTACAGGATTATCGCTTTCCGTATGTGAATATTTACTAAATTTTTCAGCATGATCATAGTCAACATTCTGATAATTTTTGTTATACAAATCTACATTTACTACCCGACTAGATAGATAACCAGACAAATTGTTTATAATATTATCAAATGATTTATCTATACGTAACGATCGAAT